AGTATTAACTGGGTCAACCAACTTTACAATTAAGACTGAAAGTAGTCAACTAAAAACGTTAAACTACACGGCTCACGCATTACCGTATAGCGGTAACATCATTACACCGCTTTGGTTACATGACTACCACATAGCAGTTACATGATTATCAGGTTGCGGTAATCATGTGGACGGCAAAGACTTGAGTTTTTTTACCAATATACGAGGTGACGTAACTTTTCAGGTGGAGCGTGGGCGGCTTTATTTGTTTCTGCGCAGAAGTCTCGCAATCCAATAATATGTGAAATTATTTTACTTTTAGTATGCTTTTTTATCATATCAATTAGTTGCTATCTCAAAAAAAAACACTTACTTTGCAAATGAAACCAATTAATATTTTTACTATGAGTCGCTTGAATTATAATATCCGAGGTTCGTTCTCCTTACTACTTAGAGAACGTCCGACTTTTATTACTGGCATGAATTCTCTGTTCGGTGTGCGACGTCGTGCAAGTTTACACGATTATATGAAGGGCAACAATGTTGACGATATGCGTCAGGATTGGATTGCTGTAGGCAAGTATATACAAAAGTCAATGCAAGCTTATGGCAGATAATAAGAAACAGAAAGAAGTGGTAAGACCTGATGTAGAGAAGGTGCTTGCGTCCATCGATCCTGAGAAGCGCAGTGTCATTGTAAGTGCAATGGTTGAAATGCGCCAAACTTTTAGCGGTCCATTGCCTCGCCCTGCGGATTTCAAAGCGTATAAGGAAGTGTTGTCAAATGCTCCGGAACGTATTCTACTTATGGCAGAGAAACAGCAACAGCATCGTATCGACTCAGAAGAACGGATTATTAAAGCAGATATTCGCGAGAGTATTTTTGGTCAGGTATTTGCTGTGCTGCTCGTGGTTCTATTCCTCGCTGCAGCGGTCTACTTAGGTATTAATGGACATGACTGGCTTGCAGGTATTGTTGCTACTCTTTCTGCTACAATAAGTACTATTTTTTACTTGAAGTCAACACCAAGTAATAAGGACTTGGACAACGTAGATAAGAAATAAATTTGGTCCTTGGAGCCTTACGGCTTCGGGGTTTCTAAAAATTGACCGCTGCAAGTTTCTAATTCGCAGCATTCATTATATTAAAGAGCTTATTGGAGCCCTCGGCGCGTGACGCATCGAGGGCTTTTTACATTTCGTAGTAAAATAGTTATTGTTTTGTTTGGTTGTTCGTAGTAAAATTACTACCTTTGCAGTGTTGAATTATTAAACAAGCGATCTATGAAAAATGTAAAAGTTTCTAAGATTCTGAGAATCTTGACTGACGACGGTTGGTACTTAGACCGTTACAACGGGGACCACAGAGAGTTTAAACATCCTACAAAAAAGGGTGTTGTAACTGTCAACGGCAAGCCTTCAACATCTATCTGCGGATGGCTCCTCAGTAGTATTGAACGGCAGTCGGGGCTTAGGTTCTGACAAACTGGGGTGGAGCTGAAGCTCCGCCCCTCCCCCTACACACATTCGAAGCAGACGCTTGTTTTAATATTCGACAAAGAAAGGTGGCGGTCGTGGCTGCCACCTATTTTAAGATTAACATATAAAACAATATATTATGAACGATGTTGTGATTAAAGCTGCCCGTACTGCTGACGGCTACTGTTGTGCTTGCGACTTACTGCCGGGTTGGGTCGTTGCCTACGATGGCGACCTTGAGGGCTTTAAGGAGTATGTCCAGGAGAGTGTTGACTTCTGGCTCGAAGGCAGACGTAAAGACGGTGATGTATACCCGGAGGTGTTTGACGGTGAGTATCGGCTCGTCTACGATTTTGATGTAGCTACGTTGCTCGACTACTATCGTGGCATATTCTCGTTTGCCGCTCTTCAGTCAATAACGGGCATCAACCAGAAGCAGCTCTCACACTATGCGAGCGGCTTGTCGAAGCCGCGCCATCAGCAGGTGGAGAAAATAAAGTCGGGATTGCGCCGACTTGCCAAGGATATTGAAATGGTCACTGTTTAATAAATTCAACACTGCCGCCAGACCATGCGGCATATAAAAGATCTATTTATTCCCTCGGTGCGTGACGCATCGGGGGATTTTTCATTTGCGTGTCTCCATGAAATTGGTTAACTTTGCAGCATCAAAATTTTAAAACATTTATATAGCGGTGGGAGTCTGTGAGGATTTAAGCCGCTTTTCTTTTGCCATATATTGCTTAATCAAATTTTTATTGCTAATTTTGTGCAATGTTTTAAAATTTTGAAAAAATGAACAATGGTGATATTACTGTTATAAATAATTATGTTCAAACAGTCTCGCACTCATCTTCATATTGGATGGTGAGGACTATGGGTGGTGAATACTACAATGACTTTGTCGAGAATGGATTCATTGCTGTTGGGCATAATGACATCCTTCTAAAGGATATAAATGATATATTGACCAATGAAAACACAGCGATGAAGAACTTGCGCAAGATAGTAGCAAATCTTCATCCTGAAATCAACCGTCCCGGCCATGTAGCTTCGCAGCTCATACGCTTTTGCCATGAAATAAAACCTGGCGATATAGTTGTTGTTCCTGGGTATTCTTCATTCAATTTAAGTATATGCCGTGTCAAAAGTGCTGTATATGAGGAGCCTAATATTGTTGAAGGCAATGGTCGGTGTCCGTTCATGAAGAGAATAGATGTAGATATCCTAAAGTCTACTTCTCGCACTGTTCTGCCACCGAAAGCCCAGCTAATGTTTAATTCTCGTCATCCAATCTCAGACATTTCAGAATATGCGGCATATATAGACTCTACGCAGTTTGATTTCTATAATAAAGATGATGAGACACACATCGTTCTAAGAATAAAGACAGAAAACGAAGTGGACGTTTCCACATTTTACGAAATCCAACAATTATTTATACTTGCAGAGCAGTTTTGCAAAGAGAATAATATAGAAGACTCAGCAAAAGATGTGTCTATGAAAGTGCAGATGGAGTCGCCTGGTTTGCTTCATTTCATTTCAAAGAAAAAGAACATATTATCTACCGTGGGGATTATAGTACTTCTCATTAATGGTGGCGGTTTGGAATTCAACAATAAAGATTTCCAATTTAAACTTAAAACAGATGGTATCATTAAGAATGTCAGCGAATTTCTCGATCGTAAGACCGACCGGGAGATGCGTGACAAAATAAAGGATTCATTGGACTCGCTTCAGATAAACACTCCCGATGATTTCCAAAAGGCCATGATTGAGCTTTATAAGACACAAAACGCCAATCGTAAAGCTTATTAGTATGGATAATGATAAAACGGTATAAGCATTATGGCAATGGCTATGCTTATGGCAATAATAATAACCTCAGTCTGTTCTTTCATCTGCTTGCTGTGGCTGATTTTTACTACAGCAATGCGGATGAGGGTCATGGGCAACGTAGCTATTACTACAAACGTGCTCACGAAAGCCAATATGTTGCCAAGTATACTGAACATGATAATGGATGATTTCTTCGGTACAAAGTTAATAATTATATTTATAACTTGCTGCATTGCAATGGCAATTTAACTAAAATGTTACTTCATTTATTCAGATATTAGTATACTTTTCAAAGATTTGCCCTCGGTGCGTGACGCATCGAGGGCTTTTTATCTCCATTTCTCTCCAATTCTCGCCAAATTGGAACGTCTTCCTCGCAATTTCTTGAAAAATCCTCGCAAATTCCTTGCACGTTCAGATTTTTATCTCTACCTTTGCCATCGCTACAATTAACATGCGGAGCACTCCGCATGAACAAAGGGCGAGACGATATGTTCAAGCCCAACCAACTTTTTCTAAACGTTGTGGGCTTATTTTTTTTGCCCATAACCTGCCGCATCGATACGAGGGTAATTCGCCCTTTGTTCATGCGGAGCACTCCGCATGATGTGGAGATGCCAAGACAGAATACGGCGGTTCGCCTTCCACGTGTTTTTTAGCCCTTTGTGGCGGATAAGCATGTTAGTTGTAGCAGACGAGGAAGTGCGAGCCGCTTTTTTCGTACCCCTACGTCAACCCGCGCCGGAGCGGTTCTCCGGTAATAAGGCTACAACTAACATCATTATGCAAACATCTGCATCTATCCAGCGCACCGCTCAACTGCGCCCGTTTAGCATCAGCACCGCCTCCATTAAGGCGTGGCTCAACGGAAAGAGCAAGTTTTACACCAAAATCTGCGAGTTCGAGGTGACACGCCGCGAGGTTCTGCGCGTCCACGCTGCGCTTCTGTCTCTCGGCGCAGGCGCCATCAGCGCAGAGAGCAGCATCCTCGCCGCCCTCTGCTGTGTAGTCCTCTCGGGCTACAACGTCTACAAGTTAAATCAGGAGGAGAAAGGAGGCGAAGCATGACACGTTTCAAGACTATGCACGGTCTGCACAAGATGCACCGCGAGACCTCAAAAAAGCTGCGCTACGCTATCGGCATGAGAGTGGAAGTTACGCTGAAGGAAGTGAAGCTCATACCGCACTTCAGTTTCCGCTGTCGCGCGAGACTTTGCACATACAGAAAGAAGCTGGCAGAAATCGAATGTGCTTGCAAGGCTATTGAAGAACTTGTCGAAAGAGTAGAGAAAGGAGGCGAAGCATGATAACAATAGATTGTACTCCCGTACGAGTATTGCTCGACAAGGAGAACTTAGCGAACAAGATAGATCTGCTCCGCGACACCATCGACCTCCTGCTCGAGGAGACGGCGGAGATTAGCGACACGGTAAAGCTTGTCGATGTCGCCGACCTTATGCGCAACCTTAACGAACTGCGCCGACAGCTAAACGAAGTTTTAAAAGCACAATAAGCAGAAAGGAGAATGTTATGGAGACAACAAACAGAACAGATAGAGACGAGAACGAAGTACGCCGCGCTGAAGCTATCATTACCGTTATGGATGCTTACCTTGCTTCGCGATCACCGGAGCCTGGCAAATCTCAGCTTGGCGAGGAGTACACGGCGGAGTATAAGACAACGGAGGAGATAGCCGACGAGCTGCACAGCATCATGCCAATACACCCAATGGATATAGTGCTATACCTGCAGGGCGAAGGCTACGAACTGAAGACCGCTGAGGACGGTACGCTACGGTGGGAGCTCTGGCGCGATATGCACTACATGCTATAAGAGCCATAAGATGCAATCAAGAATCATACGATGGCATTAAATATTATGAACAAAGAGGATTGTTTTAGAATATTCCACGTAGAGGATATAATGGATCTTCCGCAATCAGTAATGAATATTGTAATGGGCGACAGAGAGCAACGCGATGCTATTTATAAAGAGTTGCTCTCGGTCAACCATCACGACATGAGCTTCGACTGGTTCCGTCAACTATATGAGGAGGAGTTCGCCCAACGCAAGAAGCAAAAGCAGGACTTCACACCAATGGAAGTGTCAGAGCTTGTAGGAAAGATTGCCGTGCCAACGACTGGTACCATACACGAACCAACGGCAGGTACTGGCGGTCTTATAATAAGTGCGTGGTGGGAACAATGCCGGCGTGTAATACCATGGGAGTATTTCCCGTCGAAACACATGATAACGGTATGGGAGCTATCCGACCGTGCTATTCCTCTGCTATTGTTGAACCTCAGTATACGTGGCATAATGGGGTATGTATACCATGGGGATGTTCTTGAGTGTGCTGTCAAGGCCCGATATATATTGCTTAACAAGAGCGATGACGCCCTTGGTTTTAGCGATGTTATAAAGGTTGGACCTGGTGACCGTATTGTAGGGTAAATAAAAGAAAGGAGGTTTGTAGACAATGACATTTTTTGAAGCTTATGAGAAATGGTTCGATGAACATAAAAATGAGGTGAAGCAGACGACGGCTTACGCTTATTACAGCATGGGCAAGGCCTTCTCTCGTATTATCGACCGTGATGCGGATATATGCACTCTTAATGAGACCACGATGAAAGCCTGTTTTGCGAAGTTTCGTGACGCAGGGGCCAGCAATCACTATTTATCAGACTTGCTCCGCATGTTCCGAATGGTTATGCGATTTGCCGGCAGCTCTTTAGGTGTGACCGGCCTGCCTTCTCTTGAGTGGAATATGAAGGATGTAACCACCGGGCGTATCAAGGGGACAGCAAGGCAACGTGTGAAAAGATTTACAATCGCCGAATACGACCGCATGATAAAAGTATTTGAAGATAATCCGACTCCCGGCAGACTTGCCATCGTAATAACCATGTTTACCGGTATTCGAATTGGCGAGGCGTGCGGCTTGAAATTTTCCGACATTGATTTCGATGAGGGCGTGATACACATTCAGCGTACGCGTGTGCGTACATCCAAGTCGTTCCAGAAGATACTCCGACCTGGAGAGGATTGCGCTACGCCAATCTGTACTCAATCTCCCAAAAGCGCTTCCTCCGACCGATATATTCCGATGATACCAAAACTCCGCAAAATATTGCAATCATACGCAAAAGTATTTCCTGGAGATTTTTTTATCTCTTCGCTATCGACTAAACCTACGGATACACGTGTACTGCGATCCTGGTACGAACAGATGCTCAAGGCAGCAAATGTTCCTTATCTGAATTATCACTGCATGAGACACACATTTGCAACTCAAATGATAGAAAAAGGCATTGATGTCAAGACAGTGTCTTCTATACTCGGCCACGCAAGCGTAGAGATAACGATGGATACTTACTGCCATCCATCTGACGATACAAAACGTGCGAGTATACAGAAGGCTTTCAGAGGATTGCTTAAGTAGTTGTGTATTGTATGGCAAATGATAAATAGAGCCATAAGATAAAAAACATTTTTTTACATTTTTCGCTTGCGGCGCATTCTATGTGAATAGGGTGCGCCGCCTTTTTGTATTCTTACGTGCGAGCGGTTTGTGGTATCTTTGCTATCGGAATACAAAAAACAAGTAATATGATCACTCTTCTTCAGTCGCTACCCGCAACATGTTTCTCTTCGTGCATCCCCGACGTGATATATTCGTTCACTCCCTCCAGTGGCGACATCGACGACGCCAGCCGAATAGGCACCACCGTCACCATTACCATCGACGGCAATGAGATATTCTCAGAACGTTTCTTCCCAATCGACGGCAAGATAACACTCGCAGAGCTCGACCGCCTGCTCACTCCGTATGCTCGTCAGAACTTGAGCATCAACCTCACCATCAAGATCGAAGAAGATGACTACGTTCGTGAAGATGATGGCGGTACTGCCACCATCTCGTCAAAGATCATATACTGCGAGGCAGATATCAACACTCCTGCTACCGACTTTATCAACACGCATTTTCTCACGATGTTAGATGGCGAGAAGCGCACAGCTCTGAACCGCTTGGAGTACCTACACTACATCGGCACCGACAAGGCTTCCGTCATTGCCGAATACGACGATGGCACTACAAAGGAGTTTTCGCTCTCGCCCGTTGGTGGCAATAGTCGCTATACAACGATTGATGTTACTCCGAGCAAGTTCGTTAGCGATACTGATAGTTGTTTATTGGGTTTTGTTGTCCAGGCAGGGCAGCGCAAGTTCCGGTTCTCTATCGATTTAGACGAACCCGACTGCGCTCCCATCCTGGTTTTCGAGAACTCCTTCGGTTGCGATGAGCTGCTCTACTGCACGGGCACGCACACCGTGGCACCTACCTATAAGCGCAGCCAGGGCTACATCGGCAAGTATAACCGCAACTACGAGATAGCCGAGACACGCACCTTCAAGGCTGACACGGGCTTCCTCACGTTCGCAATGGCGAATTGGGCTGACGAGCTCTTCCGATCTAAGAGCATACATGTGGTGAACTTCAAGGACGGACACCCAAATGTAGGCAAAGAGGTCATTGTCACCGACTCAAAGTCGGAGTACAACAACAACGACGAGTCTATGCCACGCTTCACCTTCAGCTACCAGTATGCTCAGCGCAACCACAACGTGTTCGACACGCTGCGCTCCGGACGCATCTTTGACAACACCTTCGACAATACCTTTGAGTGATGGGCGCCATACACTTTGCTGACATGCTGCGCCTGCTCGATCAGGCTTATCAGCACCGCTCACTCGTCGACATCCATGCGTGGGAGGGTGGCACCGGCGAGATGCTGCACTACAAGGGGTGGCTGGTGCACCACGTCAACTGGCGCGGCGGTTATGTGCGCCTGCGCAACCCTCGCAACCGTGCCATACGTGCATTGCCACAGATTTTTATCATACAAATCAATAACAAACGTGTTTACTTATGACCAATAGCAACACTCTTCTGCCAACATCGGCGCAGCCTGATGCCGAAGGCTTCCGCCGATATCGTATAGCTCCGTCGGGCATAGGCTCTGCGGGGCAGAGCAACTCCGTGACTTCCGAGTATGGCTCCGACTCGAACACCATCTTTGACGATGATCGATTACCTGGCAGTAATCTCGTGCGCCCAATCACCGTCGGTGGCAAGCAGTATAAGTACGTGCAGTGTGGCTACGACGACCAGCTGCCTTATCGTCTGCGCCGCGAGATAATGTCCAACATGATTACGGCGCAGTGCCAGCAGTTCAATATCGTGTCGTGCTATGGTCAGGGCGTGCGCTTCGTCGACCGCAAGACAAAGCAAGATGTCTCCGATCCTGACATACTGCAGTTTTGCCTACGCAACTCGCTCCAGGAGGTATTCCTTGAGCAGGCTACGGATATGAAGTTCTACTCGTTCTCGGTGACGGTGGTCATCCTCTCGCGCGACGGCGAGCGTATCGTGACGGTGCGCAACAAGGATGCCTCCTACTGTCGCTTCGAAGCTGCATCGAGCACCCATAGTGGCAAGCCGGAGCACGTGTTCTATGGCGACTGGCGCTTGGGCTTCCTCGACGAGTCGAAGATAGAGGCAATCCCTCTACTCGACTACTGGGACCCATTAGGAGACCTCCTGGTGCGCATGGGTGCTGAACCCGACCCGCAGACGGGTCTGCGACGCAAGCCTACAAAAGACCGCAAATTCGCCATCGTGAGCCGCATGGCAACGCCGGGCACGCAGACATACCCCGTGCCTTACTACTCGTCGATATTCCGCGACACGTGGTTCGACATCTATCGTCTGATAGGCATCGGCAAACGCTACATGATAAAGAACACGTCGGCTCCAAGGGTGCAGATTGAGGTGCACGACGACTACTGGGATAACGTGTGCGACAACGAGATGATCTCTGACGAGCAGAAGCGCCGAGAGCGCAAGGAGCAGGAGAAGCAGAACATCATCGACTTCGTGACGGGCATCGAGAACGCCGGCAAGGCGATGATCAGCGGCTACTACGTAGACCCCAACGGCAAGGAGAACCGCATGGTGCGCATCGTACCGCTCAACGATGCCTCGAAGAAGGAGGGTGGCAACTGGAGCGACGACATGTCTGAGGCTTCTAACGCTCTGTGCTTCGCCTTCGGCATTCACCCGAACCTGGTGGGTGCTACGCCAGGCAAGAGCCAGATGAACAACTCGGGCTCCGACAAGCGCGAGCTCTTCACACTGAAGCAGGCTATCGAGAAGCCTTGCCACGACGTGATGTGCAAGCCCTATCACGTGATACTCCACTACAACAAATGGCATGAAAAAGCCACTGTTGACGTACCGATGATCATGCTCACAACGCTCGACAAGAAGCGAGATGCGAAGAAGGTGAGCGCAAGCAATGAGACTATAGAGTAATTATTAACATTCGCCTCGTAGCTTACACAAAGCTTAACGAGGCTCATAAGGCATAGTATGATAGCAATATTAAAAGAAGATTTTGAACGCTCACTGCCAGTGGGCGCATCAGCACACGACGAGGTATTCGAGGCAGTGTACCCTGCCATAGAAGCAGCACTCAACAATTACTACGACATGCTGCTCGGCGAGCCTGGTGCTCAGCGAGTTGAGTCGACCGAAGAGAGCGAACCGTTAAAGTACTACTTTAAGATGTTGGTGTGCGTAGATGCCTTCCTCTCGGTGTTCAGACAGCTCGACCTCGTGCTCACTTCTACAGGCTTCGGCATAGTGTCGAACGACACTATATCGCCGGCTTCGAAGCAGCGTGTTGATGCCCTTGAGGCCCAGCTGCGCACTGCACAGTGCCGTGCGCGTGCTATGGTGGTACAGCAGCTGCGCTCTGAGGAGTGGGGCGTGACAGAACAGGCGCAGAACTTCGTGCGCCACATATACACGGAGCACTACTTCTTCTTTGCACAAGGCATCCAAAGCCGGTCGTACAAGGACTGGGAGGCTATGCAACGTGCTATCAGCGAGGCAGAGGAGCAGCTGCGCGTGCGCTTCTCCGACGAGCAGATAGACGATGTGCTGAAGGCTTATCGATGCAAAGACAAAAAGGACATGGCAGAGTACGGAGGGTTCGTTCAGCTGGTGCGCGACTTTGTTGACCTATGGGCTGCCGACGGTGACGGAGCACTGCACTCCGCTCTCTTCCGACGCATGGAGCGCCTCGTTGATGGCAGTCCGGAGACATTCTGCATTTACCCCACTACTACGGCGTACAGCTCGGCACACATGCTGACGTTCAGCAACAAAAAAGAATCTTCAGCATTTCTCTTCAATGGATAAAAAAATAGAACTCACATGCCCCAAGTCGTGGAGCGAGCTGACACAAGAGCAGCTACGCTACACCTTCTTTCTGCTTTCCACCTTCGCCGACAAGGTGATGGTGAAGACATATATGTTCGTGCGCTTCACTGGTATCAACGTCATCAAGAAGAACCGCTTCGGATGGCAGTGTGTCTACCAGCCCGAGGGTGAGAAGCGCAAACGAGTGTTCTATCTGCAGCTATGGCAGATACGCTCGTTCCTGGAGCAGCTCGCTTGGGTGGACAGCATAGAGCAAATGGATAATAGGTTGGATGTTGTCCAGGGGCTCGAAGCTGTCCATCCATTGCTGCAGGAGGACACCGAGCACCATCGCATCATAACCTTCGAGGAGTACCTCTGCATGGAGAAGTACTACCAACGCTTTCACTCTACGGGCAATGATGACGCTATCGATGTGCTCGCCTCTTTCCTCTATCGCAATCCCGACTTCTCGCGACCAGCAGAGCTGACACTGACACCTGCGGAGCGCCTTGCCACGCTCGCATGGTTTGCGCACGTGAAAGTCGTCATGTCGCACGCCTTCCCACACTTCTTCCGCAGAACGGAGAGCGACGACGACATATCCGAGCTATCGATGCTGCAGTCGTTCAATGTGCAGCTGCGTGCTCTCACCGACGGCGACGTGACAAAGGAGACACTTGTGAAGCAGACCGACTGCTGGCGTGCTCTTACTGAGCTCGAAGCCAAAGCGCGTGAGGCTGAGGAGTTCAAACGCAAATATCCTAAGCTAACAAGTTAATATACGTGATATATGAAAGACTTATTTCCGGCTCTCGACTACTTCTCTCAACTCGCTAAGAGCAACCGCCTCGCCACCGAGCACGACTTCCACCCATGTCTTTGCTCTGGTCCCGACTCGATACAAGGTGTTATGGACTCGTTCCGCAAGCACAAGAACTTCATCATGGTCGACGACACCACATCGCAGCAGACCTTCAGCAACGGTGTGGGCTATTTCCGACGCGATGTGTACACCGTCTTCATCGTAGCTCACTACCGCTACGACGACATGGCGGAGCGCGAGCAGAAGTTGAACCTCTGCCGCCAGTTGTTCCGACAGTTTCATTCCCGACTGCTGCACGATCGCGATGGACTCGGCGACGAGCGTCTGACATACCTGCAGCTGAACAACATCTACTCTACCGAGCTCGGTCGCTACGCCATGAACGGCGTGACGGGGCTCTACTTCATGGTGCAGAACGAACAACCTATAGATATTAGTTATGAGCAGTCAGACTGGACTTAAACCGAACATGACCGACGCCGAGCACCAGAAGTGGCTTGAGGGTTGGAGCGAGTTTATGGTTAAGATGTGGCGCGAGCGTATGATGCAGTTCGCGCCACCAGTTTACGATACCGGTGCTTTGTCGCGCTCCGTGCAGGGTGTCATACATCCTGGCCCGGTGACATCGATAGAGCACCGTTTTTTGGAGTATGGCATCTATGTGGCACGTGGTGTCGGCAACGGCTACCGCCATAACAACGGTGGTGACCTGGCATTCCTGAAGGACTGGAAGTCGAACCCACACCACCGGCAGAAACGCGACTGGTTCTCAAAGAAGTATATGTACTCGCTACACCGTCTCAACGAGTTCGAGGCTGCTTACTACGGCACTACATACAATGGTCTCGTGTCATCATTCCTACGTCAGCTCTTCACTGGTGGTTCAAGCACCATCGACCGCGCGGTAGCGCAGCTGTAGTGCTTTTCTCGTTTTTTTATTCTCACAGCCATCGCCTTATCTTTGTATCATAAAAATAATATCAGAGTAATATGTCAACAAATAACGATAGCCTACGCAAAGACTTGGAGCAGATACGCGACGAGCGTGCTACTCATGCTAACACCGCACAACGCATCGGCAATGCGCTGCTGGGGCTGTTGCAGGTTATTGAGCAGAAGCTGGACCTAAGCCGTTTTCTGCGACGCGACATTGACGACAAGGCAGAGGGGCATATACGCTTCTTGCGCGGACTATCTGTAGGTTCTGGTACACACGGCATGGCTCAAGATGGCTCTGCAGTACTGAGCAAGCTCACATCAATGCTTTACAGCACCGAATCGCAGTCGGGCTTCGGCTTGGTAGACCGTGGCGACGGCAAGTATCGCCTTGACATCACCGACCTTATGGTGTGGGGTAAAGCCATTTTCAACGAGCTGGAGGTGCGCAAGCTCTCATACGTTGGTGGCAATATCTACCTCAGTGGTGCTGGTAGCAAGATTGTGGCTGTGCAAGCTATCTATGACCTTCAACGCAACCTCACCGGGTGGAAGTGTTTCTTGCTCGCAGACGACGGCACAACGGCTACTCAGAACTATTGGAAGATTGGCGACCAAGCACGCTGCCAGACTTTCGACATTAAGCCTGGTGTGTACGAGGGCAAACAGAACCACTTCTACTGGCGCATTGTAACAGAGGTGAGCACCGAGGCTGAAGTGGTGACTAATGGTATGGGTGATGTGCTCTATGATGGCAAGTTGTTTAATTGGATCGTGCTCGCCAAAGGTAACTGCGCGGAGGGTAGCGATGAGCCAACTGCAGGAGATACCATTGTGCTTGACGGCTGCCAAGACCCTGCAAAGATGGATCGTCAAGGGGTGCTTATGTTAGAGACTACTGGACCTGACACGCCACGCATCGTTGCTTACAAGGGTGTCAATAGCTACACGCATGATGGCAGAGAGGTGTTCTGTTTGTCGCCGAATGGCTCGCGCATAACATCTACGTCGTTCGAGTGGATATCGTCATCTGGCCAGACTATACACATGGTGAACTACCGCGGCGAATGGCAGCGTGGCACTACTTACGACTATTACGACCAGGTGAACCACAACAACGCTGTGTGGCTCTGCACTAACGAGAGCGGTACTGCAGCTGAGCCGGTAAACGGCTCGGCGGACTGGCTGAAGCAAATCGAAGGTGAAAAGGGCGAGAAGGGCGATCCTGGCGAGGATGGCTTGGCGTACCAAATAGTGATAACGAGTAGTTCGGGCACGGTGATGATTAACGGCACCGGGCAGTTGACTCTCGAAGCTAAACTGTTACGCAACGGCGAGAACATAAGCGACACCATAAGCAATAGCGCGTGGTCGTGGCGAAGACAATCGGCAGATACGGCAGATGATACAACGTGGAATACTCTGCATGAGGGTATCGGTAGAGTCTGCGTTGTGAGTAGTGACGATGTCGTAAGGCAGGCGCAGTTTGAATGTGAGGTTTTAATTTAGATTTCATTTTTAACGATTTATATAGATATTATTAATTTAAACAAACAAGAATTTATGGCAAAAGTATTAGCGAATGGTCAAATCACAATCGTTGACCTTAACGACGGCAAAGCTGTTCAGTGCTTCACGCAAGCTTCGCAGGGTCAGACCCAGATCTTCACGCCCGATACTGGTGTGTACACTCCAAACTACTCGACAAGTGCACCTAACGTCATCACAGCTCGTGTGTATGTGACGGGTAGCTCGACCGACCAAGCTCCGACAGCAGCTTGTACCAATTGGAAGTGGACTATAGACGGCGCAGCAGCGACACCAGTGCAGGGCAAGTCGTATCAGCTCAACATCGTCAGCAACATTGCGAAGAATGGCAGCGTGAAGAATATCGAGTGGGCATGTACCTATACCGACCCCGAGACCAAAGCTACCACAGAGTGCAGAGGCTATCTGACTATCAGCTTGGCTAAGTCGGGTGGTGCTTTACAGACGGTGCAGATAGAGACTCCTGACGGCAACACCTTCGACTCTACAAATAGTTCCAAGCCATTGCGTGCTGTGGCTAAATTCTACCGCGGCAATGTGCAGGACACTACTATGACAAGCATGACGTGGGAGGTGCTCAATATCAGTGCTGGCACCTGGGGTGCAGTAGCTGCTGGCAACGTCACCACATCGGGTGGTGTGAGCACACTGAATGTGAATGCCGACGATGTGCTGAACTTCCAGACATTCCGCTGCACGGTGAAGGATGGTGCTGATACTGCTAACGCCATTGTCACATTCTTCGATGCCAGCGACCCTTATGTCGTAGAGGTTTACTCACTCACTGGCGACAAAATTGTCAATGGTGCTCAGTCTACAGAGCTGTTCGCACGTCTATGGAAGGATGGCAAGGTGGTCGAAGACGGCACAGCTGTTAAGGCTGACAGCGCTCACGCCTGCAAATATCAGTATAAGTGGACTAAGTACAACTCGAACGGCGTAGCAACAAACTGGAGCGGCACATCAAGTCCAGTGAATGCGTCAACAAAGCCGTATGTCACGGTGGCGAACGCTGATGTGGCAGTGAGAGGTACATTTACTTGTGAGGTGTCTAAATAGGGCACCTCACCCTATTTCTAAAAACGAAAAGATATGGCAACAATACTTGCACGTGGCTGGATAACCATTGTGGCTGTGAAAGATGGCGACAAGGGCGATAAAGGTGATAAGGGTGACAAAGGTGATAAGGGAACTGCTGGCACTGATGCTTACACTGTTGAGCTTCAAGGTGCACCTATCACCATCTCTACTTCTGATGACGGAGTACCGTCCGGCACAACATCGGGCGGCATCAACACCTATGGCTATGCTACAGTAGTGTGCCGCAAGGGTGGTGCCGTCGTGAGCGCAAGTTCTATTACTATCAAAACGCCTGTTAACTGCACGGCAAGTGTGTCTGGCACATCGGTTCGTATCAACTCCATACGCACATACAACACTGGTAGCAATACTATGTACTACACCGATGGCTATGTCGATGTGTCGGTGGTGGTGGGTGGCAAGACGTTCGTCGTGCGCCTGACGTGGCACTTAGACTATACTAAGTACTTCGGTGGACTAAAGGCAGATGCGAAGAAGATGGAGTCGAAGTACACAGAACTGACGAATAAAGTAGACGGTATGCCGCTGCAAACAAGCTCTGCACTACAACAATACTCTTCCGAGATTCTGCAGTCGGCACGCGAGATATCTCTGAAGGTGGGCTACACTCTTGCTGAGCGACGCAATCTGCTCGTTGGCTCGTTGTTCCGCAAGCAAGGCGAGGGCTGCGATCTTCTGAGGTCTAAGATATACTGCACGTCGGCGCATGAGGGTGCCAATGTGGTATTCGCGCCCGATGCCAAGGTAGGCGGTGCACGATGGGGTGAAGCATCGAACTCTCGCAACATACACGTCACTAAGGGCAAGACGTACACGCTGGCTTTCTGGGCACGCACGAAGTCAGCCAAAGTAGTTATTACGGGAGAGGTGGTGTGGCACAGCTCGGCAACCGGCACGTCGCGACCAAGTGGATATACCGGTCCGAATGGTAGTGCGAATTTAGGAGTAGCAATGATAACGCCAAGCGACGGATGGTATCTCTACCAGAAAACCTTTACTGTGGCAGCGAACGCCCCTTATGAGTGGATTTCCGTGGCGTGCGTGAAAGTCGAGGCATCTACTGCAAGTCAGCAGGTGTACATCGCCCACCCTATACTCATTGAGGGCACAGCGGAGGATTTTGTAGGTTGGAGTGCTTCGTCCAATGATTACGACTACATTGGTGGCAATCTTCTCGACAACACGCGCACGTTCGCCAAAACCGGCAATCTGATGCGCTTGGATGCCTCGGTAGTCACTAACGAGTCGTACAACAACGGATGCTCGGTAATATATGCCAACGCTGCTTCCAAATACATTGAGATGGCGCAGTGGAACGTTAGCTCTATCATCAAGAAAGGTGAGGACTATATGTTCTCGTTTATGGCAAAAGGTAGTGGCAGCATCGACGCATTCATGTGGAGTGGATCTAATCTAAGCATATTCGCCGAGGACAGCGAGCGCGATACAACAACGAGCAACGCCGACGGCGGACGTCGCTTCTATCTCACAAGCGAGTGGAAGCGCTATTGGGTACATTGGCGTTCGGATGGCACTGGCATACCTAATTATGTCCTCATCCGTTGTATACAAGGCGGAAAGGCGTGGGTGACGATGCCGAAGTTGGAGGTGGGTGCAACGCCTACCGACTGGATAGGGTCGGCAAACGGCTATGTCGAGGACAGTGGCATTGTCGCAAAGCTGCTGCGCACTGGCTTAGACATCGAGAACGGCAAGATAACGGCAACGGCTGATAAGTTCGAGATACGCAACAACAGCGGCGAGGTGACGGCGAGCGTGAACGAGAATGGACAGCTGGATGTCAATGAAGGTCTGTTTAAGGGATTTGTGTGTAAGAAGCTAACAAGAATAACATCGGCAAACTTACATAAATACATCTTAAATCAATATGTCGGTGAAGGACATATAAGCTTTGACTTTACAAAAACGGGTAGTTTTATAGAAATTGTTGATGGTAGTTCTTTCGGTGCAACGCCAGTAATAGTGTTACCGTTTTATTCATCAGACAAGAAACATACGTTTGCAGCCCTAAGTGCAAAAGACGTTAGAGACGTGCTGCCATACTACGGTCAGGATATCATCATTATCAACAGAAGCGGAAAGGCGTTCGATATGATAGGTGGCTATTTGCAAGATAACACCTCCGGTTCACCGCAGAACGTTATATACAACAATACGGCTGTCATATTAACATGTGGCTGCAGCGGCACCATCTCGAAAGTAGAAGCACAGTGGGTAGGCAGAAAGCTATTGGGCTTCAATGGAGTATATGATGTATTGGCAGGTGGCAAGGCAGCCGACGAGGCTACTGACGGAGAAACAACAACGCTGAGTTCTGAGGACGAGCCAACATAAGTTAACGACTTAAAAACATAAATCATGGAAGTAAAAGTAAAGAGAATAGCACGACGTGACACCTACACTATAGGTAAGATGTACGTCGACGGCGAGTATGTCTGCGACACTCTTGAAGATAAGGACAGAGGACTAACCTCTAATATGTCGGTTGCGCAGATATGCGGAGTGAAGATTAAAGGCGAAACCGCAATTCCGACGGGCAGATACCTCGTCGACATGAAGACGGTATCGCCGAGGTTCGGAGGTCGGGCGCAGTATCGTTTCTGCAAGGGCAGACTACCAAGGTTGTGCAATACACCTGACTACCAAGGTGTGCTGATACACTGCGGCAACACAGCGAAGGACACGGATGGCTGCATCCTTGTCGGAGAAAACAAGGCCGTCGGTAAGGTACTGAACTCAACGGCAACGTTCCGCAAGGTGTTCGCGAAGTTGAAGGCTGCTGACGAAAGAGGAGAACAGATTTGGATAACAATCGAATAACACGGAAAACACAATATAAAATGGCAGGAAATATCACTACAAGTACAGGTAAGGCTTTCGTGGTCGGTACCATGAGCACGGAAGCGCTTACCGCTCTGTTCGATTTACGTTGGATGCTCGTTCTTATCGTCGTTCTTATCGTCGCCGATTTTTGGTTCGGTGTGTCGGAGAGCATTAAAAGGAACGAACACTTCCGCTTTTCGAGAGCTGGGCGCAGAACGTGCAATAAGGCGGTGGACTACGTTACATACCTCATACTCGGCTCTGTGCTCGGCTTGGCTATCTTCGAACCGCTGGGCTGGGCTAACCACGTCACAACGGCGGCTATCGGCTTGAGCTTCGGGTGCATCTGGGAGGTAGATAGTATCGTCGGGCACGTTTGCGCCCTGCATGGCATAAAAAACACATTCTCCGTGAAACGCCTTATCATCGCACTCATCAAGCGGAAGAACGCAGACATCGGCGAGGCGGTTGAGGAAGCAATGGATAACAATAAAAATTAACGAATATGGATATACGAGGAATATTAATGTTACTGAACTGCATCGTCTTAGGAGCGACAATGCTCTTTGTCTTTTACAAGGCTGACAAGCTCGATGTAGTCGATGAAGGCTACGACGAGAACAAGCAAAACCGACAAGGTGCTATCGGATGGTTTATCGCGTCTATATTCGTAGGCGTTCTTGCACTGCCAGTAATGGTGCTGCGTGAGGTGTATCAATGGAAGCGTTACAAGCTACCGAGTATTGAATGGGATGATATATGTCGCTACGGCTTCGCTATTGTCATCGGCTCTATGCTGCACGTGCTCTTGCTTGTTATGACAAGCTGCACAACTCCGAAACCTATTGTGTTAGAGCGAGTGATTAACAAGACGGACACGCTGTATAAGACCAACTACAAAGCCGATACGTTTCGCGTACACGACTCGGTGTATGTGGAACACTACACTCGTGGCGACACAGTGTATAGGCTAAAGAGCGTGTGGCGATGGCGTGACCGCATAAGTGTGAAGACCGACACTATATATAAAGCAATGCTCCAGACCGACACAACACGTCTTCCCATACCAGTGGAGCGTAAGCTATCGACGTGGGAGCGCACGCAGATGCACGTCGGGCAGTTTACTATCGGCGCGGTGGTGCTTGTCGTTCTGTCGCTGTTGTTGTGGCTGATACATCGCCGACGATGATGCTCCACCGCGCATACCAAAATATTTTGGCTCTACACTTTGCAGTCTCAAATATTTTGCGTATATTTGCGGTATAACCAATTAAATCGTCTGCAATATGTTAGCAATACTTATTTTCAGCTGGATAGTATCAGTCCTTTTTGTAGTCTTAGCAGAAAGAAATAATGGCTATTCTTCATCGTTGAGTCACGATGAAAAAATAAAAAGAATTAGAGAAAAAAGGCGCAGAATAGAGCAAGAATCGGCTGAAATTGATGCAAAATGGAGGGAATATAAACTTAAAAGAAAAGAGTTTAATCAATTTTTAAAAGATCTTCATAAAAGCAAACAACAATAATGTATTTTTTCAGGTCTTATATAAGTGCTACTTTTGGTTCACAAACCAAAAGTAGCATTTTTTTATGGCAACAACTCAAACTTTCGAGACCATCGTCACGCTCAATGCACAACAAGCTAAAGACGAGATGGCAGCACTAAAAAAGACCCTCGACGATCTAAGGCAGAAGAAAGCCGAGGCCCTCAAAGATTCTGGCACGTCCGTAAATGATATCAAACAGATAAACAAAGAGATACGAAAAGCAGAAGATAATATAAATGCATACAGATCGAGGGTTAGCGATACAATAAATACGCTTCAAAATCTTTCGACGGCTTCTATCGGCGAGATCGAAAAGGTATCACGTGTGCTCAAACAGCAGATGAAGTCGGCAACAAATCCTGAGGACTACAAGCGACTTGAAGAACACCTTGAGAGATGCAAGGCACGCATTAATGAACTGAAGCAGCCTATATCGGCTACTCTCAGCCAATACAATACGGCTATAGCTGAAGCAACACGGCGAGCTGAGAATTTTGAGCAGGAGAACGCTCTGATAGACCGTACTCTAAAAAACATCAGCGGTTCGACTGCGCTTGAATTGGAGACATCGCTTAAACTAGTAAATGAACAACTCGCCAATACGCATCGAGGTACCGAAGAGTATCGCGAGCTGACAGAAAAGGCGAAATCGCTAAAAAAAGAAATAGCAGCCGTCGGTGCTGAGCAAGATTTAACAAAAAGCAAGTGGTCGAAATTCGTCAATATCTTTAACACCAATTGGGGGGCCATAACTCAAGGCCTTGCAGCTGTCACTGGCTTATCTGCGACTGTACGCGACTGCACCAATAAATACGCCGCGATGAACCAGGAGATGTTCAACGTCACTAAGTATACGGGGCAGGCCATCGGGGAGGTTGAAGAGATGAACGAGAGTTTTAAGAAGATGAACACCCGTACAGCGCGCGGTGAACTGAACAGACTTGCTCAAGATGCAGGTAGGCTTAGCATCACCAATAGAGAAATGGTAGAGGAGTTTGTCGATGGTGGTGACAAAATCAATGTAGCACTTGGCGACGACCTCGGCGATGACGCTGTTGAAAAAATTGGCAAGTTGGCGCAGATGTTTGGCGAGGACAAGACGAAGGGCTTGCGTGGTGCTATGCTTGCCACGGGTTCTGCTGTCAACGATCTTGCGCAGTCGTCTTCAGCTAATGCCGGTTACATCGTTGACTTCACTGCCGACTTGTCTGGTGTTGCCCGTCAGGCAGGCATGACACAAGCGCAAATCATGGGTCTTGCTTCGGCACTCGACCAAAATATGCAAGACGAAGCGACATCTTCTACCGTCTTCTCACAACTTATCACTAAGATGTTCCAGGAGCCGATGAAGTTTGCAAAGTTGGCTGGCGTAGAGGTGAGCACATTCACGACCATGCTGAAGACAGATGCGAATGGCGCATTATTAGAGTTCCTGCAGGCAATGTCTAATCGCGGTGGCTTTGACCAATTGGCACCAATGTTCTCGCAGATGGGACTTGAGGGTACACGTGCTGTGGGCGTTCTATCATCAGTGGCTTCTAATCTTGATCAAGTGCGAGAGGCGCAGGCTACAGCTACGAAGTCATACAAAGATGGTACAAGCGTTCTCAATGAGTTCAATGTGCAGAACAATACTGTGCAGGCAGGTCTCGATAAAGCGAAAAAACAATTTGATGACATGTGCATCGAACTCGGCGAAAAACTGATGCCCATTGCTAAATATAGCGTATCTCTGACTTCAATAGGCATAAAAACCTTGTACGTTCTTATAGAATACGTATCAAAACACATCGTTGTTTTGGCTGCACTCGCAACAACCATGCTGTTTTATAACAACGTCCTCACTGTCACAATGATAAAAGAGAAAGCATGGTCGGCGGCACAGAAGATCGGTAATGCCATAAAGGTCGCTACTGTGGCTACTACAAAACTTCTCAACGCAGCCCTTACCGCCTTACAACTTACCTATACAAGACTAAGGTACGGTGCCGATGCCTACAGACTGGCTATGGAGAAGGCAAAACTTGCGAGTATCACCAACCCATGGGCTGCCCTTGCAATGGTTCTTACCGTTGTTGGTGTTGCTGTGTATTCAGCGGTTAAGGCTTGGCAAGCACACAAAAAGGCTGTGCATGACAACCTACAAAGCGTTAAAGAAGCCAACGCAATAAAAAAGCAGCAGGAAGCCATTAACAAGCGAGTAGCAGAGAGCTACATCGACGAGAAGACTCGCGTGCAGCAGCTGACGAAGATCATCCGTTCAAACGCATTCTCTATCGGAGAGCGACGGAGTGCTATTGCCGAGCTGCAGAAGATAATACCGGACTACCATGCTTCAATCTCCAAAGAAGGCAAACTTTTTAATGAGAATACAAATGCCATCAATGACTACATCAAAAAGCTTGACCAGGCTGCTATGGCAGAAGCCATCTACGAGCAGAAGAAAGAAATAGCAAAGAAAAGGCTTGAGCTAAAACAGACGGTGAGACGCAAGGTGAATAATATTAAGCATGTTAATGCAGAGATAGAAGCTCACCCCGAAGCATATAAGTCACAAGGTACCTATGTATTGCGTGATAGTTTTTCAGGCAAAATAGAAAAAAAAGGAGATGTAAACCATAAATTGCAAAACAAACTTGACGAACGCGCTGTACATGAAAAGGCCCTCAAGGCGGCACAAAGCGAGTTACGTATCTTGGATGCCCGAAAACGCGAACTTGACAAGCTTATAAATTCTGACGAGGGCTTACGCAAAGCGTTCGCCGATCTAACCATAAATGGCGGTGGCAACGGCAGTGGTAATGGTGGCAATGGTGGCACTGGCGGTGGTAATGGTGGTAATGGCGGTGGCAACAGCAATACCACTAAGACAGACCCAAAGAAAGAGAAGTACGACAAAGAGAGCTCCGCACTCAAGCATACGCTTGACACCGATGAACTGGCTCTCAAGCAGCAGCTCGAACGTAAAGAGATAGACGAAGACGAGTATGCTAAGCGAATGTATGAGAAGAAACAACAGTATTATGTTAAGCTTGTAGACCTTCAAACAAAGTACGACCAGGACACAACACAAACACAGCAATCGATGGTAGATGCAGCTATCGCCGAGAGCGAACGACTTGTTGATGTTCAGGAGCGACAGATGACCGAGAGCCTTGACGCAAAGACGCGTGCATACAATGCAGAACAAATGACACTTCTCAAGCAACGTACACAAGGACTGTTGACCGAAGAGAAATATAACGAGAAGCTAAAAGAGGCTGAGATACAATATCATCGAGACCGTCTCGCCATCATTCAGGAGCACGGAGGCGATGAATACGACGAACAGAAGTGGTTACTCGACAACGAACTGGAGTCCGTACGCCAAAATGAAGAGGATAAGAAGAACGCACAAATGAAGGTACTCGAGGCGCAATATGACAACGCAAACAGTGCGAGTGGCCAAATGGCAGCTGTGCAAGCCATGTACGAACAACAGCTCATTACCTACGAGCAGTACCAGGAGCGCATGACGGAGATAGCGCGAAACAAAGAAGAGGCACGCAAGGCTATCATGCAGCAGGCTTTTAGTACGGTTAATACCATGTTGTCGGCTGCGTCATCATACTCGCAAGCGTGCTCGGATCTCGAAACGGCACGCATTAATGCCAACTACGAAAAACAGATAGAAGCAGCTGGCAATAACTCTGAGAAAAAGAAAAGGCTCGAGGAGAAGCGCGACAAAGAGCTTGCTGCAGCCAAAAAGAAGGCCAACAAGCGCGCTATGGTGATACAGATAGCTCAAGCAACAGCGCAGACTGCTCAGTCGGCTATCAATGCTTATAGCTCTGCAGCTGCAATACCCATTGTCGGTCATATCCTCGCTCCTATAGCTGCCGCTACTGCAGTTGCTGCCGGTATGCTGCAGATTGCCACTATCAAGAAACAACAGCAAGCTCAGGAGGCTGGCTACTACGAGGGTGGCTTTACGGGCGGCTCGAGCTATCGACGCAAGGCGGGCATCGTGCACGAGGGCGAGTTCGTAGCTAACCACAATGCGGTGAACAACCCGCAGGTTCTGCCAGCTCTGCAGCTCATCGACGAGGCGCAGCGCAACAATACGGTTGGTTCGCTTACTGCAGCTGACATATCGCGCTCGCTCGGTCAGGGTGGTGCTACGGTGGTCTCTGCGCCATCGGTGACGGTCAACACCGACAACTCAGAGCTGAATGCTACCCTCGGCGAAGCTCGCGATGTTATTGACCAACTATCGCTGGTGCTCGCGCAGGGCATACATGCGGAGTGTTACATCGACGGAGAACTCGGCATCGCCAGGAACCTCGACCGTTACAATAAATTAAAATCGCATACATAACACAAAAGTATAATATGATACACTGCACTATCAACGGAGAGGTGGGCTACCCGTCCACCTCCGACAAAATAAAGTTAACGTATAACAACCCTTATGTCCAGGATTCGGGCGAGTATTCCTATGATATCTCATTCCCGATGTCAATACATCAAAATGCAACTCTTTTCAAACACGTAAACCGCTTCGATGTAAAGAAGCGCATGTCGTCGTTCGATGATTGCAAGATATATGCGGATAATCGGCTCGTCATATCGGGTAAGGGTACAGTCACTTCTATTAGCGATACAACCGTCAAACTTCAAATTGTTGGCGGCAAATCGCGAATCAAGTATAATTCTGCCTTCGAGAAACACTTCATAGACGATATAGACTATTTTGAGGGTAATGATACTCTTTTTGGTCTCGATAGCCGATTTGAGAAAACCGTACACCTAAAAGACCGGCCAGGTATGGTTTATATTAACTTAAAAGACAACCCCACGGTTTCATGCTTCTCCGGCGTTTTTAATCCGGTTTGGGACGAAGCGAATAGCCGGTTCGTCAATGACATCTACTATCATAGAAGGGTCTTGGTAGATAAGCATGGCGCATATCTTAATAGTGGCAATCCTACAACGTATGTTGAAATGGTGCGCCTGGCTATACAGCCACGCCTGCAATATGTACTGGAGAAGGTTTTGGAGCATGAAGGCTATAGCGACCATACATTCAATTTCGATAGGTCGCATTTTAGCAGGCTGTTTGTCGTCAATGCGCACCCGACATTTAAGATCAAAGAGGCCTTACCGCATTGGTCGGTTTATACCTTCTTGGAGGAACTTAGCAAACTGTTGAATGTTAGATTTCTGTTCAATGAGACAGACAAGTCTGTCAATGTCGTACCAGTAGAAGAACTTTATTCCTCCGCAGCTGTTGCTTACGAATGCCTCGATGAGTACACTTGCGAGTTCGACAATGATGGCGCAAATCTGCTTGATGCCTCGAATATTGAATACAAGTTTGATGATACCACAAGTCGCTCTTGGCGCGATAGCATACCACTTAACGTGCAGCATATATACGCAACGAAGTATTATAAAAATCGTGACGAAATGGGGGCGGCGTTAAAACTCATGCCATTAAAAGAACAACGACAAACGATTTTTGCCGCACAAGCCGATGGTTACTTCGTTTATTCAAAATGGCCCAACAAATGGAATTCTGACAAACTAACAGAGTCGCTCGTACCATGCGGATTTTTCAGCCCGATAGTACGCGATGCAGATTCTACAGACTCCATTGAGATTAAAATAGCACCGGCAAGCATTAGCCGTAGAAAACGGTCGCACAAAACAGATGTCGTAGATGGTAATCATTATGTGGTATGCCCGTCGGCAACCGATGACTATACAGGGCCGTCTGGCTCGTATGAAGACGAAGGTGGAGAGCCTTATTCTTCAGTACAAGAAGCCATTGAAGGCGATGCGACCGAAGATACGCAAGAAGAGAACAGCGTAGAGTCAGATAAGACCATGAGTGTCTTTTTTACGAGTTCAGAGAAATTCTTTATGATGGAAGGCAAAGGCGGGTGGTACGAAGACATCAAGGTGCCGGGTGGTCTTATGGGCGTCGATATGAATTTGTATTGCCAATTCCCCGTTTCATTTGTCGATCATCGTGCATATCCAGACTGGACTGGAGCAAAGGAGACTATGTCGATGGATTTGCACCAGCTTCACCATTTGCAGTATTCGTCGCCAGACGACTTGAGAAAAGATGCCTCTCACCCAGATATAGACACGCACAACCTGCGCTGCATCAAGTTTCTGACAGACGATATTCCCGATCCTTCGAAAATATACATCTTTCACAATCGACGTTTCGTCTGTCAGAAAATAGAAGTGGAGATCGTTGATGGTTGCGTCAGCCAAATAAAGACCGGCTACTTCTACGAGATACTATAAGTCGCCAACAAAGTGCTTTGTACTCTCGTGCGCCACTTTCGGACTCTTCAGATACCTATTGGTAACAGATATGTCCGAGTGTCGCGCTTGGTCGCGAGCTACGACAATGCCTTCGGCGTTGGCGAGGTCGCGAATTCCTGAGTCCTTCAGACTATAGAACTGATATGTGTCGGGGAAGCAGAGAGCTTTCCGGACACGTACCCATTCTTGCCTAAAGCGGTTCACCGCTATCTGCTCACTGCCCGGACGTATGTGCTTGCCAAAGAGATAGTCTTGTGACGGGTGGCTGAACACGCCCTGCTCGATCATCACCTTCAGTAATGTGTCGTTGAGTGCTACCGCCTGCTCCTTGCCGTTCTTCGCTACCTCTGCAGGTATAGTTATGCACTGCTCCTTTATTGATATGTCGCCTATCTTGATGTGACGCAGCTCTTCTGGTCTGATAAAGGTGTAATACTCCATCAGACAAGCGAGGTAGAACGCCGGACGCTTCTCCTTTGTGTATTCCTTCAATCTCCGCAGATCCTCGGGCTTGATGCTGTCGCGGAACTTCTCGGTCTCCTTCATCATCTTGATACTCTCAACGAAGTTCTCAGTGATGTACTGCCTATCCACAAGCCACGTGGCGAAGGTTGACAGCCATGTGCGATAGTTGTTGCGAGTCGTGGCAGACCGCTCCTTGTCGAACACAATGTAGTCAAGAAAATCAATGACAAGGAGTCGGTCAAACTGGTGTACGTACTTTATGCAGGTCTTTGCCTCGTCGATGTAGGAGAGCAATACCGCCAAACGGCTGCGATAATCAGTAGCCGTCTTCGACTTTATCATACTCTTCTTCTCAGCTACCTTCAGATAATCGGTGTAGCGCTTCACCACGGCTTCCCATGTTGTGTAGCTACGTGCCTTATCATTATTGACAAATGGGTTCCAGCCGGCTGTGAGCTGCTGTGTGAGGTTGGTGATGAGCACGGTGGCGATGTGCTTACGCTCCTTTAGCTTGTAGCCATCGAGCATATATTTCTTGCGGCGAAGCCCGTCAATAATGGGGTCATAAGCATAAAAGTCTACATACCAGTGTTTGCCAGTATGTAACCGCGGAAGAGTATATCCTACTATATCTCTTACAGATAAAAGTTTTTTCGCAGAAGTGTACATTTTTTTACATTGTTCGCCAGATGGCAACCAATGCTATTAAACAATCAGCGTCCGAGCTACCGTCCGAGTCTCCGCAACGCCCATAAACGAATTATGGCCGAAGTTCCTTTGTATAAAGGAATTTCGACCATTCGTAGTTGCGGAGGCAGGACTCGAACATGCGACCTCCAGGTTATGAGCCTGGCGAGCTACCAACTGCTCCACTCCGCGATATTAACCATCGCAATCAGATTAACAATAGAAGTATTTCTGAATTGCGAGTGCAAAGGTATGACTTTTTGGTGAAACCTCCAAATGTTTTTGCGATTATTTTTCGAAAATGAAGCAAAAAGGCTAAAAAACAATGCTGAAAAGCTAAAAAGCGATGCCGGAAAGGCTATAAAGCGATGGCTGAAAGGCTAAAAAGCGATGGCTGAAAGCCTTGAAAATTATATTTCGAGAATCTTCTTGTGGCGCAGTTCGTTCAGTTGATGCAGCAGTTTTAGGCGTTCTTCGGTGAGCTGTCCTGCCTTGAACAGCTTTTTGTTATACTTCCACCAGTTGAGCAATGCGCGGTTTTCTGTACGTTTCTTGTCGGGGAGCTGGTGGTGCTCCTCAAGATAAATACGGAGTTCATTGTAATGAGCTAACCATTTTACATCGTGTTTCGTTCTCATAATAAGCAGTGTTTGATGTCAAAACTCAGAGATTGGAAGTTTAGACAGGTTTAGTTTTTTATTTAATAATGTGAAAGACTGACTGAAACAGTCAGGGTGCAAACAGAGAATTAGTGGTCGTAAAAGTACAAAAAAGGTGTGAATAATGCAAAACAATTACACAAAAATAATCGTGATGTAAGTAATTTCGAGTAACTTTGCATAGAATTGGTGGGGTAAAACTGCATCATGCTAATTAAAAGCACAAGAAACTTGCAATAATTCGATAAACCACA